ATCGTTGTATAGTAATACATCTGGTTTTGAAAATGTTGCATTAGGAAGTCAAGCGTTACGTAATAATACAATTGGTAATAATAATGTTGCAGTTGGTAACGATGCATTAAGTGCTAACACAACTGGAGAGAGCAATACCGCAGTTGGGTCTCTTGCAATGCAGTCTAATACTACTGGAGGGTATAATACCGCGCTTGGCACCGGGGCATTATATTATAATACAATTGGAGAGTACAATATTGCAGTTGGCGTTATTGCATTAGCTGAAAATACAACTGGAAGGTATAATACCGCGCTTGGCACCTGGGTATTAGCTTCAAATACAATTGGAGAGAACAATACCGCAGTTGGGTCTCTTGCGCAGTTTAATACTACTGGAGGGTATAATACCGCGCTTGGCACCGAGACATTATATTATAATACATCTGGTACAAGAAATACTGCACTTGGATATCAAGCATTGAAAGGCAGTAATTCTGTATCTACTGATGAAAGCACTGGATTAGGATACGACGCTCAAGTTACCGGATCAAAACAAGTACAGTTAGGCGGTTTCGGTACAAATACATATGCATATGGCGCTGTACAAGATCGCTCTGATGAGCGAGATAAAGCAGATATTCGTGATACAGTGTTAGGTCTAGACTTCATAAACTCTCTCCGCCCAGTTGACTATAAGTGGGATATGCGTGAGGCTTATCGCGTAGAAGCTCCTACTCGTGTAGATAAACCTTCAAAACTTGATGATAACGCGTCTGAAGAAGAGATAAGTAACTATAATACGAAACTTGCTGAATACAACGCATATACCGTTGAATTAGATCAGTGGTTAGAATCGTCTAAGCTTGCTAATATTACCCATGACGGTAGTAAAAAGCGTAGCCGCTACCACCACGGGTTAATTGCACAAGAGGTAAAGACTGTACTAGATCAACAAGGAATTGATTTTGGTGGATATCAAGACCATACCATTAACGGTGGTGATGATGTACGTTCTATTGGCTACACAGAACTTATTGCTCCAATGATTAAAGCAATACAAGAATTAAAAGCTCGAATAGAAGAGTTAGAAAATTCTTAATAGTAACTACCGTAAATATCGGTATTATTAACTGACATATCTAATACCTGTGTTTTAGATAAATTATCAACATCAAAGGTATACGATTTATCCTCTGAAGCACTAACTCCAGGTATATTTGCTGAAATGACACCGGAGAATGAATTCTCGTATACTTGTTGATTTTGTTTCTCTCCAGATAATCCAGGTTCGAATGAATGCTCGTATCTCTTAGCCTTTACACGATATACATAATGACCTAGTAATGGATTTAATTGCGCGACATCCTGATCAACTCTCTCTGTAATTTCAAACCACTTAGAACCCCTGCCGTTAGGTCTATCACAGCCTAAAGCTGCCAGCTCTATTACATCCCCTGATTTTGGCTCTACTACCTGATTAAATTGCTCATAATTAACTAATCCACTCATTATTATTGTGAAAGTATTAATGTGAAGATAGCCTGTTAATTCATCATCAGAAGCAAATCCAAATTTAGATAGGTTTATTGCATTTTCAGATAGCTCAATATACATTTGCAAATCATATGGCCCTAAAAATTTACTTGTAGGTTCTTCGCCATATAATAGGTCAGCTGTTGCTGTATTAAATGTATGTACATAGTACCTAATAGGTACACCATAGCTGTTTATTAAATCGCTGTAAGATGTGTCATATATTATTTGCTCGGCTTGAAAATTACCTGGGTTAAAGAATTGACTGCATCCAGGGCTAGCTACAGCAGCAAACACACCTTCAGTGGTACATTGTGATCTATTTGAACTACAGGCCATTATTTTTTTTTCTATTTCTTAATATTCCTCTTTGCAGACCCTCTTCATCTTCATACATTTCTACCTCTACGTCTGAGTTACCTAGCGTTTTTATACCAGGTTCAAAGTGAGTGCCATATAGGGTCAAAATTGATATTAATGGCTGACCTGCTATCTGAACATTGTTAGACTTACCGTTGCATATACTATCAATAACAGGGTGTTTATGAGTGTATTCTTTTTTAAAAGCGTTTTTATGTTTTCTGTTATGCGGATCATCTAATAGTTTCCCATTAGTACCTGATCTTAACTTAGCTATGCCGAATAGTTGACTATTTTGCTTAGTAGCATATTCAACTAAATACTCCTTAAAGCTAATCATACTATTATTTATACAAAAAAGCCTGGTAGTCGTCGACTACCAGGCTTATTCTAGTTATTATTCTAATTATTGTTCAAACATCGACTTACCGGTCTTGAGACTGCTAACCTTATTGGATTTACCCATATTAGGTTGCTTAGCATTTACAAGAGCGTGACCATGGTCGCCATCTGCACCTACTTTATCGGTATAGGCTGATGATGCACCACCTGATTGTGTTTTAAGATTACCAACCTTGTTGTTCTTACCGTAATTGATTTCTTTGGAAAGATTGTTAGCGCCGAGATCTTCTTCGTCTTCGTCCCAGAAGCCTTCTTCTGCTTCTTCTGGCTTGTCTTCTTCCATATCACCTTCTAGTTCGGCATCACCATCTTCATCACCAAGGCCTATGTCTTCTTCACCGCCAATAGCAGCTTGCAAAACATCCATAAGCTTTTGTGCTGTTTCACGGTCGAGTGTGAAAGTTACCTCTTCATCGGTTTCTTCCATTCCTTCACCTTCTCCCTCAATACCGAGAGCGTCAAGTTCATTTTCATCACTCATTTCAGATCCCATTTCTGGTCCCATAGGGCTACCAGCGCCTGAAGGATTCATTACATTTTCGTACAATTTATCAAAGATTGATTTCTTTCTCATAAAGTTATTTATGCTAGCTTTGGCAACTTTTCTACTTTCTTTGATAGTTTCTTCACTTTCTTTATCTTTATCCTTTTTAACTGGCTTCTTACCCTTAGAAAACATTCTCTTTTTTGGTTTGTCTGTTTTTTCACTTTCTTCGTCTTCTTCAAGATTATCAGGTTGTGATAAATTTTTAATATTGTAGAGGTTATCTTTTAGATCTTTATCTGACATCTTCTGACGGTCTATTTTTGAAGGCATATAACCTGCTGTTTCAAGCGGGCCCCCTTTAATTAGAGGCGATTCACCAATTTCACCCGGTTTAATTTTAGCGCCTACCTTACCTTCTGATACAAGCTTATGCTTCATGTTGTTTAACATACCTCCATAAACTTGCCCAATACTTGCGAAGTCGTTTTGTTTTGACATATATATATTTATAGAATATGCCTAAAAAAGCAGACAAAACAGAATTTTATTTGGGAAACCCCAACCTACCAGCAGCTGATACACGAATCGCGTATGAGCCTTGGATGGTTAAGGAGCTACAAAAAGCTAAAGACAATATATTATATTTTGCAGAGAACTTTTTCTACATTATTAATCTCGACCGAGGTCGTGAAAAGATTAAACTTCACCCATGCCAAAAACGCGCTATACGTAAAATGAGAGATAATAGGTTCTTTATTTTGTTAGCATCTAGACAGATTGGTAAGTCTACCATGATGACCATTTATATTTTATGGCAGGCTTGTTTTATGGATGATCAGAGGATTCTCCTGGTAGCAAACAAAGAAGCTACCGCTATTGAAATCTTTCAGAGGGTACGACTAGCGTTTGAAGAGCTCCCTGTATGGTTAAAGCCAGGTGTTAAAGAATATGGTAAAACCTCAATGACTCTAGATAATGGCAGTAGGATAGGTATTACAACTACAACAGGTACGGCTGCTCGTGGTCAGTCTGTTAATTGTGTAGATGGTAGAACGACAATTACCTTACGTGATAAAGAAAGTGGTGATGTATTTGATTGTACTATGGAAGATCTAGAAAGTTTATTAAAGGGCGGAGATATTCTACCAGTTTTTATAAATGAATCAGCTTAACGCCATTTCATCTAAAACCAATCGTTTATACATAAATAAATATATGCGTAAAAATGATCCTAACGATAACAGAAAATTTAACTATTTGTATAAAATTACAAATATAACTAATAATAAAATTTATATAGGGGTTCATAGAACTGATAATATGGAGGACGGTTATATGGGAAGCGGAACTAATATTAAAAGAGCTATAAGTAAGTATGGTATTGAAAATTTTAAAAAAGAAATAATAGCTATTTATAGCACGTATAAAGAAGCATTAGAACACGAGAGTAGTATTGTTACTGAAGATTTTATTAATAGTGTCGATACATATAATATAAAAGTAGGAGGGTATGGGCCGTGCATTTTTTCTGAGGAGCATAAAAAGAAAGTTTCAGAATCTAGAAAAAAACGATTTAAAGAAGAACAGGAATTTAGAAAAAAATACTTAGATGCTGCTCGTAATATAGAACGAAGAAAAAAAATTAGCATAAACCATAAAAAATGGATAGAGGATAATCCAGATCAGCACAGGGAAAGAATGTTAAAAATTAATACAAATTCTGATAAAATTAAAAAAACAGCTCTATGGCATCAAGGAAAAAAACGTAGCGCTAATGCATGCAAAAATATCAGCGAGGGTATTAAAGCTTCATTAGAAGATCCTGAGGTTAGAAAGAGAAGATCAGGTATAGGCTGTAAGTACTACTACAATCCTGATACAGGTGAAGCTAGGAGATTTATGATTAGTGATAATATTCCTACGGGATGGAAATTAGGTACAGGTTCACGAACAAATAAATAATATGGCTGATTTAACTAATTATAAATGTTACAATAACTCTAAATATGAAATTCTAACCCATAAAGGATTCAAGGATTTTAAAGGTTTATTAATAGGTAATAATTCTAATAAAATTAGATTGAATTTATCTTATAATAAAGAGTTAATATGCACTCCTAAACACAAACTATTTTCCGAAGAGAGTGGGATAATTTTTGCTGAAGATCTTCAAGTTGGTAGTAGGTTGTATGGTGGGGTTGAGGTAACCTCTATAGAAAAATATACTGATGAAAAAGAGGTTTATGAGATTCTCGAAGTAAGTGATAATCACGCATATTATGCAAATGGTGTCTTATCTCATCAATGCCTAGTGATTGATGAGATGGCCTTCATTGAACCGCATTTAGTTGAAGAGTTCTGGAAATCTGTTTTTCCTATTATTACTTCATCTAAAAAATCAAAAGTGTTTGTTTGTTCCACATCTAACGGGACCGACAACCTATTTTATAAACTATATGATGGCGCTGAAAAGAATGAGAATGGATGGGCCTATGATATGATTAGGTGGGACGAGGTTCCCGGTAGGGATGAAAAGTGGGCAGCTAATACTAGACAGGCAATAGGTTCTCTTGAAGCGTGGCTTCAAGAGTTTGAATGTCAGTTTTTATCTTCAGGGGAATCCTCTATCGATGAAGCTTTGTTTTTAGAAATGTCACAAACATGCATCGAACCAAAAATTATACTAGAAGATGGTAATTATAAAATATGGGAAGAGCCTGATTCTTCTAGAGTGTATGCAGCGGGGGTAGATATTTCTGAAGGCGTTGGTATAGATGCTTCTACGATACAAATTCTTGATATTACAGATATTAAAGATATTAAACAAGTCTCAATTTACCACAACAAAAACATACCACCATTAGAATTTGCTAACAAACTATACACTATATTAAGGAATTGGGGATCGCCGCTTGCTTTAATAGAACGAAATAACTGCGGTGCGCAGGTAGTAGATCGGTTAGCATTTGATATGGGATATGAAAAGGTTGTTTCGTATGGAGCAAAAACAGCTAACAGAACTAAACCTCAAATGGGTATGATAGCGCATACTAATACCAAGTATAAAGGTGTCTTGAATATGCGCTATTTTATAAATGAAATGCGTGCTGTTACTATACGTGATATACACACTTTAAAAGAGCTTAAAGATTTTGTTAGATACCCTAACGGTACCTGGAAAGCAAAAAGCGGTTATCACGATGACCGAGTAATGTCACTTTTGTATAGTCTTTTCATTTTAGAGAAAGAATTAACTGAGCGATATTTTGATATAATTGAGCTAGACGATCATGGCAAGCCAAGTATTATTGAACCAATGGATTTTGGTGTATCTTTATTTGAAAACCCCACTTCAATATATAATGATTTTGAGATAGTTGGAGTAAATAATACATACATAAACCCCATTGTTTTTGGAATGTCGAATGATAGTGAACAGCTATCTGAAATAGAATTACTTAAACAACAGGGCTGGACACAGTACCTATAATTTCTATATGGCAATAAATCAATTAAGTCAGTCTATTTTAAATAAATCACGATCTGATAAGTTTTTATTAGTGTTCGATGTACCACCTATACTAAAAACCTTCTCAAAGGGATTTGAAGCGAATCAAAATAATAGTGTAATTTTGCCTGACTCTGTTCAATTTTCTATTTTCGGTACTATTATACCAGAAATAACAGTACCAGCTGTGGAGAATAGATACTCAGGTAATACGTTCTACGTCTCATCCAACTCCAAAAACTCCTACCCTCCTGTTAATGTTAAGTTTGCAATAGACAATAGATACAGTAATTACTGGACTATATACCAGTGGTTAAATCTATTGCATGATCAGCGGGATGGAAGATATAACGCGCAAAACATCGTCGTTGATCAAAACTTTAGCGACTATCAGACAGATATTACCATATACGGTCTCGATGAATACGATAATAAGCGAATAAAATTTACATATAAAAAGGCTTTCCCCACCTCTATAAATGGTATAGATTATAATTACCAGGAAAGCGGTGAAATAGTAAGTGGTTTTGTGTTTGTTTATTCACAGCTGTTTGTAGAAATGTTAAATTTTTAAAAAATGTTGTTGAAAAGCCATAAATACTTTATATGGCAACTCGAACAATTAATTCACCAGGTGTCGAAATTAGAGAAAAAGATTTAACTCTAGTCGCACCACCAAACGTCGGTACAACAGTGTTTGTACCGGGATTCGCAGCTCAAGGTCCTCTTGATGAAGTTATTAAAATTTCAACAAGAGAAGAACTTGACCTTGTATATGGTAGACCGTCAAACTCTGCAGAAAGATACTTCTACTACACAGTAAATGAGCTACTTAACTCACCAGCTAACATTTACACAACTAGATTACCGTATGGCTCTGGCGGCGGTGTCGGTTTTGGTTCAAAGTATTCTGCTCTTGCTTACCCTGTTAGATTTGTATCTGATGTACTCGGTGCTACTCTTTCAAATAGTACAAGTGCTGTTACAGTCACAGGCGCTGGTAGTTCAATACAAGATAAATTTATAACATTTGCTATAAATGATACTACATCATATACAATAGCGTTCAGTGCTTCGAATACAGCAACAGGAGTTCTTTCATCAACAGTAGCTTCTGCAACCACAACTATTCCTTACTTAACAGGTTCAACAGCACTTGCTAATACACTTTCAACATCTGCACCAGATCTGTTAAACAGCATTGCAGGTGTTTTACGCAGTGTTGATGGTGTTGTTTCAGCTACCATAGCTGGTAGTAACTTAGGACTTACAGTACTTCTTTCTGCTAGCACAACTAGTATGGGTAGCTTCGGTTCAAGTCCATTTACTTCAAGTATCAATTACCGTGAAGTAACATCCGAGCTTGATACATTTAGTGTTCTTACAAGTGCAACAGGCGGTACTTACGTTCTCGGTGAACCGACACACGTTGAACTTAACGATAGTCAATACAGATCAATAATCGATGGATCTGCTTTTGAATGGTCATCAACTGGCGCTGGTAAAAACAGCTTCGATAGTCTCGACGACCTTGGTAAAGCAGGTTTAATCGTACTTAATAAAGCACAAACAACAATAAATGACCAGTATGAAGGTTATTATGTTGGTGTACTTGATAACTCAAACATTAACCCTGGTACTAATTATGACGGCATCGTTGGTGTTAGAACTGTTAATGCTACAAATAACTTCACCCGTGAAAATTATGTAAGTATTCCTGAAGGTACACTTCAATTCAACCTATCTACACAATACTTCTCTGGTGTAACAGATAGTGTCTCGCTTGTTATGGAAAATCTCGCAGGCTACGATATTAACGGCCGTGACGATGATGATCTTCTCAATATCGGTGTATTTAAGCTCAAGAAATCAATCTTCGCGGATCAAGCATACAAGCTTGATTATGTACTTGAAGATGGTATCGTAGGTTCAATTAACTACCACAAAACACAATTAAATCCAAGAGGTGGGCCTAATATACCTGCTTTCCTTGAAACACGTGATGAAAAATCAAGAAACGTTACTATCCTTGTAAACGATTATGTTTCAGATCGCCTATCACCTGGTTCTATGAGCCTTAACGGTGTTCCGAAGAAGAAAATAAGAGCACTCGCTAACAACACTATTAACACGGTAGAAAAGATAACGAATCTTACACCTGATAATATTGCTGTTCTTTCTTCGCAAATCGGTTATGCAGATAAGCTGTTCGGCTTAGGTGCATATTCTAACCTTGCATTTAAGACAAAGGCGCTTGGAAACATACCACAAAAGATACAACGTGCACTTGATGGTGTAAGAAACGACGACATTTATGATATTGATATCGTTGTAGAGGGTGGCTTAGGTACGATTAATGTTGCTAAGACAGCATATTTTGAAGATACTAATGTAGATAATTATGATGAATATAGTTACGGAACAGTACTTTCAAATTATATCGAAGCCTTAAGAACATCGCAAGAACTTAACACTACTGGTGAATATGTAAGAGCATTATACCACGATGTGTTCAGTACATTTGAATCGTTCTGCTCACCTCCTTATGACGGTGGTGGTAGAGGTGACTGTATATTTGTAGCAGATGTACTTCGTCATATCTTAATTACAGGTAAGAACAACAAGGTAATTGCTGATAAAGTTAATAGAAACTTCCAGAAGGATATCTACTGGGCGATGAGACATCAGCTTGAGTTTGCAAATACATCTTATGCTGCAGTTTATGGCAACTGGGGCAAAGTTTATGATAACTACACTGGCAGACATGTATGGATACCATTCTCTGGTTATGCTGCAGCTGCAATGGCAAACTCTGATGCTGCAACATTCCCATGGGTTGCACCAGCAGGATTTACCCGTGGTTTAGTTTCAACAAGCTCTGATATTGCTGTTAACCCTAACCAAAAGCAGAGAGATGAGATGTATAAATCGAACATTAACCCTGTAGCGTTCTTCCCATCGCAAGGTCAAGTAATATACGGGCAAAAAACACTATTAAGAAAGCCAAGTGCATTTGATAGAATTAATGTTCGTCGCTTGTTCCTCGCTCTTGAAAGACCAACTAAGAAAGCAGCTCAATACTTTGTATTTGAACCAAATACAGTGTTTACAAGAACAAGAATTTCTAACGTTCTTGAGCCAATCTTCGAAAGAGCAAAATCAAATGACGGTCTATACGACTATGTAATTGTATGTGACGAGCGTAACAATACAGGTGAAGTAATAGATAACAATGAACTTGTTGTTGATATCTACATTAAACCGGTTCGTACAGCAGAATTTATTCTTGTTAACTTCTACGCTACAAGAACAGATGCTAGATTCGAAGAAATCATCGGAGCTTAATATAATAGCTAATAAAACTAACAACTAACAATAAATACTATTATGGCAACAACTATTGATAACTTCATGACAAAGGCTCTTGATAAGCAATTTGCACGCGACTTTTTGTTTCGTGTAACAAATATTACTATCGTGGGTACTACACTAACCGGTCCAGATGATCTAATCTATGCTAGATCTGCAGCGCTACCAGGTAGAGCAATTGAAAATAAAATCGCTAATTACAGCGGTCAACAATTCAACGTCCCAGGTAAATCAACTTATACAAATTCTGAAAGTTACTCTATTGAGTTCTATCATGACGAAAAGATTGATTTACGCAAAAAGCTTGAAAAAGCTTCAAGAGCCGTGTTCAATAACGAAGATCCAATGGGCGGTGATTTTAGATTACCAGGTAAAGGTGATATCATCACTTTATCGGTTCTCGATAGATCGTTTAAAGAAACAACCAAAATTGAACTAGTAGGTGCATCAATACGCGATATTGGCGCTATTACTCATAATATCGCTGACGGTACTGGTGATATTTTGACGTTTCCTGTAACGTTCTCTTATCACTACTATAAGAACATTAAATAAGTAAAAGCAAAAGCCAAAAAGCCCGTAGACGTTCGTGTTTACGGGCTTTTTTTGTTGCTGATGTTGGTGACATCATAAATATTAATATGCCGAGTATTAACCAGTTTTTAGATAAGTTTTCTACTGATCGGAGATTTTCGCTACCTCTGCCTTTTATGTGGGAGGTGTTTATTGATGGTGATAGCCTCGTCGGCGAAATTCAATCCGTTTTATCACAATACGATTTATCTTGGACTGTAGAGGGCCCTAGTAAATGGGGTAATGGTGGTAGTCTTGTCGCGCAAGAAGTTACTATACCTGCTGAATCATTTGAGGTTATGTCTATGGGTGCCGAAAACCGCGGTGGGTGGATGCCTGGTTATGGCGTAACTCAGCGAACTGACTTCTTATCTCGTAATATAACTATTAACTTTCTCGAAACAAGTAAAGACATTGAAACTAATTTCTTCAGACCTTGGACAATAGCGGTTGGTTCTGCAGGGCTACTTAACACCAAATTAAGAGCAACCATTAATGTTAATGAGTACGATAAAGATAATAAAATTAGAAAAAAATATAAATTTGAACGTGCGTTTCCAACTAATGTTGAAGGTTACACTCTTTCCTACGGTGATGGTGAGTTTATTATGAAGACTGTAACATTTAGTTACCATAAGTACTCTCCAATACCATTTTAACAAGCATAATACAGTTTAAAGCATGATTTCAATTAACCTACCATATTCAGGAAACAGATTTAAAATTAAAAAAATAACTTTTGAGCAGATAGTAGACATTTCACGTATAATATTAGATGGTACCGACAGTGATGTAGTAGAATACCTAGAGACTTTCTTTGGTATAGAAGACTTAACGGTTGTTGATAAGTTTTATGTTTTAGTTAAAGCTAGAGAACTATTTATTAGTGAAACAGTATCATTAGCTGCAGGTGATGGAAATCCCGCAAAAGTAAATTTATCTATTTTGTTAGATAAAATAACAGATATACCGCAATATTCTACAACTATTAATGTAGATGGTATTGTGTTTGAACTTGACATACCTCACAAATTTACTTACAGCACTAATAAGGCTGATATTTATGATAATATTATACGCTGTATAAAACTCGGTGATACATCGATAAATTTTATACACCTTTCAAAAGATCAAAAAAATAATATGCTCGAAAATCTATCGCCAAGATTTTTCAAAGATATTAAAAAATATACCGAAGCACTTAAACTAACGCTTGTACTTTTTGAGGGTAAAAAAACACTTAGTCTCGAGCCGATTATTGTAGACTTTCTAAGCAATGATCCCGTCTATCTAATTAAGGCCCTTTATAGTGATTTCGATATACAATCTTGTAGAGAAATAATTTTTCACTTATCCCAAAAAATAGGCGAGACAATCCTATTTAAATCAACCATGACAGACATAACTATGTATATCAATGAAGTATCTACTCAAAGTGAAAGATCGAAGGGTGGCAATTCCACTCTTGAGCTATAAATAGGTGTATGTCCGATAGTAATATTACAGAGTTTCTTAAAAAAGTTGAGAGTATTAAAGGTGAAACAGTTTCAATCTCACTACCATCGAAGAAGCAAGAAATTAAAGCGAGATCCCTTAATTTGAAGCAGCAAAAAGAGATTATTGCAAGCTCTGCTGATGGTATTGCAGGTGTGATCGCTTTTACACGGATTCTAAATGATATTATACTCGACGCAACAGGTGATAGCACATTGAAAATATACGATAGGGCGCCTATCGCTGTAGCTTTGAGAGGAAACGCTCTTGGAGCAAAATACCAATTTTCACCACAAGAATCAATTGATTTAAACAAGATTTTGGACAACTACAAGGGCTATAAACACGAAATAAAAGATACAGCCACAGTTGAACATAACGGTATTAAAGTAGCTCTTACTATACCTACACTAGCCGAAGAAAATATAATTATTAAAAGATTAGAAGAAGAGATTAAAAGAAACGGTGATAACAACAACACTAAAAATTTAGGTAGTATTTACTTATACGAAATTATCAAGTTCGTTACAACTGTCACGTTAGAAGATATTGTTATTGATTACACCTCTCTCAAAACACAGCAAAAGATCGAAATAATCGAGAACCTACCACTAGCGTTAAATAAGAAAATTATAAACTTTATAGAAGAGTTACGAAAGATTGAACGCGATCTTTTAACTGTTGATGATGTGGTTGTTGAAATAGATGTCGACTTCTTTGATGCTGAATAAATATCTATGTGACCGGCCAATCATCGAGTGTAATACAAGAATTACAAGATATTACCGCTCTATTCTTAGAGCGTATTAGATCTTTTGATGAGGAGCGGGGTGTACCTGCAGACAAGGATTTAATAGATAAAAATATATTACCGTCTAATGGTACAACGTTTAATCGTCGTTCTAGAGTTGAACCAATATTAACAGGGAATGAAATTGCTAGAACGTATAATACCGGTCTAGCTCTCGCTAAGGCGTTTTATGATTTTAATTTAAAAAAAACATCCGATAAAAAACCACAAACAATTATTGGTCAAGCAAAAGCTAAACTAGGTCAAGATCGTGATATGTTTGATGCATCTGGGTTGCTTAATAAATTACTTAAAAAAATTGATGATGTTGCTAACAACGTAGGCGGTGGTATTCCTGATATTTTTTGGCCTGATAGAGGTAGCCGCGGTGGAAAAGGAGGACCTGGTCGAGCAGCAAAATGGTTTAAACGCACATTACCTGGTCGATTAGTAAGGGGTACAAAGGCTAAAATATTGAGAGGTAGACGAGCTCTCTCACGACGCGTTGGACAATTTAAAACAGCAGCTAAACAGAGAGTTAAAACCTCAAAACCCGGTCAATTATATAGAAATGTAAAGGCTAAGATAGTAAAACGTAGACAAACAGCTGCACGCAAACCACCTACACCGACTCGTAAGTGGTTTGGTGGAGATAAGGCTAAGACTGGCACTGTTACTAAAGGTGTAGCTAAATCAGCTGAAACGGTGGTAGAAAAAAGTACGATAAAAGCAGCAGGTAAAGGTTTATTGAGAAAAGTTCCTGCTATAGGTACTTTACTTACTCTAGGTCTTGGTACATATGATTACGCTAATGTTGTTAAGGAACAAAAAGAAGGTATCTTAACACAAAAACAAGCAACAGTTGAAAAATCAAAAATTGTAGGTAGTACCGGAGGCGCGCTTGGTGGGGCCGCTGCTGGAGCTGCAATAGGCGCTTGGTTCGGTGGTGTAGGGGCTATTCCTGGCGCTATTATAGGTGGTTATTTAGGTGAGAAAGCGGGATCTAAAGGCGGCGAAATTACAGGAAAGGCTATAACTAAGGAACCAGTAAAGGCAGAATCTATTAAGGAAAAAGCTAAAGAAGCTATTCAATCCCCCGAGTCGAAGCAATTACAACCTACGCCATCTACTCCGGTAACATTATTACCAACTGGACCGATAACAATAATAGATCAGGCTAAATCAACACTTAAGGTTGAACCAGTGTCTACAACAATCAAGCCTGAAACACTCGTTGATCAAGCTAAATCAACAGTTAAGGTTGAACCAGTGTCTACAACAATCAAGCCTGAAACAATAATAGATCAAGCTAAATCTGTTGTTAACGTTGAGCCTGTCTCAGCAACAATCAAGCCTGAAACACTCGTTGATCAAGCTAAGTCTAAGATTAGCGTAGAACCTATTTCTACAACAATCAAGCCTGAAACACTCGTTGATCAAGCTAAGTCTAAGATTAGCGTAGAACCTATTTCTACAACAATTAAGCCCGAGACAATAATAGATCAAGCTAAATCAACATTTAAGG